AGGGGATTCATGCCCACCATATATTGTCCGAGAAACTGTACTCACATCTGCCGGTTGTCGGGTCGTCACTGACCCATCGTTTAATATAAATATATTAACCCCTCTAGCCGTCGGAGGATAGAATCTCCGCAAGTTCCTAGCAGGACTATTAACAGGAAACGGTGTCACATCTAACGTAGGCACTGTATTCTCAAACACAGGAACGTATTTACGGTGGAATAACAGTTGATCTATAGACGTAGATGCCTGTATAACAGTAGCTGTTATGTTCTGGTCCATGCTAACAGTCACAGACGGCACTGTAGACGTTCCAGCAATCACTGAAGGTGCTATACCAGCGTCACCTGTAACGGTCACAGAGGGCGTTGTAGTAGTCGTAGAAATGACGCTAGGTGCTACACTCGCTGTGCCAGATATAGTCGTAGATGGAGTTGTAGCAACACCAGCAATAACACTAGGAGCTACGCTTGCTGTGCCTGATATGGTAGCTGATGGCGTAGTAGCGCTAGTCGCTATAACGCTAGGAGTTACACTAGCTGTACCTGTTACAGTCGTAGCAGGTACAGTTGTCGTACCTGCAATTACCGCAGCGGCAACATTCGCAAAGGCTGTCACGGTTACAGCCGGTACAGTCGCAGTACACGCTATTGTTGAAGGAGATACGGTAACGCTGGACTCTCGGTAAGCCCCAGAGTTTCTGTAGTCTGTTGAGGTACGGTACGCTACGCCAGCCACGCATAACCTTCCTAACTTGGTTGATCTGGGAAGTTAGCGGTGTCGGCAGGAGTCCATGTTGCTGGGAAGTCTCGTAGTTGTTGCCTGTATGTAGCCCATTCAGCTTTCTTGCTGTCGGTTAAAGGGCTGTCTGGCATTTGTGTCCAGTCTGATTGCAATAGCAGGGAATCACGCTTTAACCGCATAATAATACTTTTTGTTTCGTTTGTTGCGTCTGGGAAACCGTTTGTTGTTGTTACTCTCATCCTATTCTGTACCATCCTTGCAAGAATATGTCTCCGTATGGGCTTGATGTGGTCCACGAAGCAGGCGTTGAACTGTCTAGAACATCGTTAAAGCTGTAGTTTACTGTTGTGTTTCTTTGTGCGTACATAACGATTGTTTCTGATATTTCCATACCAAAAATGCTGTAAATAGTACTAGTTTTAGTTGGTCTAGCCCAACCTACGCCAGTGGGCTGATATTGCAAATCTGTTGAAGTTGTTACTGGAACACTAAACCGCATACCACCAGTAGTGTACGAACTCGTTGAACCACCTAAATAGTAAAATTGGTAATAACATATATTGCCAACCACAGCGTATTTAGCGTCACAAGTTGCGTTGCCTTTAGTCCAATTTGTAAGTGTCGGTGTCCAAGCAGTCCAATCTAAAGCACCATCAGCAACAGCGTTAATCTCAGTTGCTGTAGCTGCAACAGCCGTAGAGCCAAGAATTAAATCACCGTCAGGAATCGTAACATCCCCAGTAAACGTAGGAGTAGTATCCCACTCAGACGTACCAGAACCAGTACCCATAAGCACAGCGCCAGCAGAAGGGTTAGAATCAGTACTACCCAACTTAGTCTCTAACGCAATAATCGCACCAGAATGATTCGTATGAACAACATCATGCTCCTTACCAGAATCATCCATCTCATCCGACGCAGCAATAGTCGGTTGCTGAGTAGAAGTATCTAAACTACTAGGGTAATTAGTTGCCATACGTTACCCTCACTCGTCGCCGTAAAGGGACTCCTCAGATTCAGTGCTCTTACCAGCCAAAGAACACGACCTATCACCAATCTTCGTAGCAGCCCAGCTCTTAAGAACAGACAACACAGCAGCAAACCCAGAAGCTATAACAAGTTTCCAGTTGCTTACGCCCATGTCAAGAAAGCTATTACCACTGATCGTGGCTACTGCTGCTTGCACAAACGTTGCTGCACATCGCTCAAGTAAATCTAAATATTCTCTCATCTAAGTAAAGCCTTCCAAGTATTTGGTCCAACTATGCCGTCAACATATAATAGCCGACGCTTCTGGAACTCCACAACAGCCTTCCGAGTGAGTTTGCCAAAATCAGAATCTATTTTGTACCGATACAATCCCTTAGCAGCCAACAACTGTTGCACCACCTTAACAGCAGCACCCTTAGAACCTTTCTTCAAAGGATGAGAAGTAACCAAAGCCTCTATCTCAACAAACGCAGCAGCAATACCCTTAACATCCTGCTTCGCTGTTTTCTTAGCCTTTGTGCCTTTCAAAGAAGGCGCATCAAACCACTGAATCTTACCCTTAACTACCTTACAAGGCTGATGATGCCACCACTCAGAAGGAACTGTCTTAACAATACCGTACTCTTTAGCTATAGAATTAACCTGTGACGTAGACAAACCACGCCCAACAATACGAAAATCAACAGCGTAACCCCAGTTATCAAACGCTTTCTGTTGCATGTGATAGGAGCCTTGAAACCCTGAAGACGTTATCCTGTCAGGATTAGCAGCTAGGTTAAACCCTGCTCTACCGCTTTTGTATCCGTCGTAAAGATATTTCTGCTGTGCATAGGTACGCACACCAGATACAACTTTGACTTTGTTACGGATACGGCTGTCTCTAAAGAACGCTTCTAACCTGCGTTTGAACTCTGGGTGTAGTAGTTCAATGTTAACGTGTTTACTTGTCGTCGGTATCATTTTGCTCCTCTAAATGTTTGATATAAGCAGCTTGTAAACATATTGTGTAATGCAATGGAAATTGTTTTCGTAATTCTTCTAAAACTTTTGCTGGGGAAAGTTCCATTATACTGAAGCTGCTTTAATTAAAGTCCAAGTTCCAGTTCCTGTTTTGTAATATGTTTGATTGTTGTCCGAGTCTATCCAAAGGTCACCGTTTGAACTAACGTCGTCACTTGGTTGCCCTGCTTGAGTGAAAATGTTTGCAGCATACTCACATTTAGCGGCGTAACGACCAGCAACATTCATTTCTGTATAAGAACCAATTGCTGTAGTTAAATTAGGAAACTTATATACAGGGTCCCTATCGTCTGGGTCTTCAATCTTAAACGTAGCCTCATAAGAATTATCAGTAGACCCTTCAAAAACCAAAGGAAGTTCACCCTGCAACACAGCACTCGTTAACGTAACAGCACCAGTGACAGTAAGACCACCATTAGCTGTTACTAAACCAGTAAACGTAGGTGTTGTATCCCAAGCAGACTGCCCAGTACCAGTACCAATAAGAATAGCACCAGTAGTAGGAGTCGTATCTCCAATACCTAACTTTTCTTCAATCTCAATAATTGCATCATTATACACTTCGTGCATCTCAGCATGATTAGGAGAATTTAAATTAGCAGTATCAGAAATACTAGCAGGAAGCGCACTCGTCGTATCAAGACTAGCCGGATAATTAGAAGTAGCCATTCACCCTCCTACGGAGTCAAATCAATAGTAAATATACCGCCAGCAGCAAACGTAATCGTAAACGTTCCATTACTAGACGAGAAATCAGAACCAAAATCAATATACGCAATCAACGGGTCATCAGTCAAAGAATCATCATAAATCACAGCACCCCTAGCATTCGTAATAGTCGCAGACGACCACGACGTATCAGCAGCATCAAACTTAATCGTGCCACCTGTCTGCGTCAAAGCCAAACTACTTAACGTGTTACCACCAGAAGTATACCCTGACCCAGAAACCTCATTAGACACATCAGCTTTAAAGTCATGCGCCCCAAAGTCAGGGGTATACGATGACGTAACCAACATAATTTTAATCGTGTCACTATCTAAATCCAACGCCAAAGTATTCTTCAAAGCGTTAAGAAACGTTATTCCATAAAGTCCGCTAGCCATCAGCGTTCTCCTCGTCTGCCACAACCTTCGCCTTAATAGTCTCAGGTGCTATAACTACGTGTACTTGTTCTTCTTCCATAGTTGCTAATAATAATACACTACCACACAAAAAGATAGAGGGAAGGCTAACCTCCCAGTAAAGTCAGCCTTCCCTACTACCAGTGAGGAGCTATTAGTTAGCGCCTATTGAGGATGATGTTTCAATCCTTCGGATACATT